GCACGCAGAGGAGCATAGACGTGCTTGTCTTCCCTAAATACTCGGTCACACACGTCGTCGGTAGAAGTAGGCTTCTGAATAACATTCATCTGTTTGATGATGAATGCAAGGTTCTCGACAGCAGCGGTGAGGTTTTGAATTTCAGTTTCAAGAGACATGATTATTCCTTTGGTTGGTAAAATTGGAGATTGTTGATGGCGTCACCAAGAATTTCAATTACTTGTTCTACAGTGAATCCGTTGATTTCGTGCTCATCCATTTTCCATTTGTTGATTCGGATGTCTACATCGTCACCGTTCGGTTCAATTCTGATATACATTTGGGTTTCCTTAGTTAATGTTGGAGTTGATTAATTACCCGAGTAAGCAGATCAATTAATTGTGGTCTGGTCATGCCACTCAATTGGATTTCGTTTTTTGCACAATCTATTTGCACACAATCTATTACTGCGATTTCTACCTCACCCCCGTCAACAGACTCTCGTATCGAGTTAGCATAAACTATCATTTAATATTCCTTAGTTAAGAATGACAACAGGCTGAACAATAGGAGCAGCTACACCTTTAGTCTTGGCTTGCTTGATGGCATGTTCTGGATCATATGCTTTGACATTGAACAACCAATTGAACACGGGTTTACCGCTAGAGGTTACATCAAACTCAGTATCGAACACATCGAAGTCGATCATTTCAGTTTCCCCGCAGTAATCCGGGCGTCAAACTCCGCACTATCCCACCATTGCCCATCATCTTTGACGTAGCAAACACCGCTAGCAAACTTAGTCTCTCGACCAGTAACCTCTGAGTATTTACCGCACTGGTGAGGATCAGTGCGGTAAATAAGCACCATGATACTAAAGAGTAATGCAATTACTACACTCAGATTGAGTGTAAAAGGAAAAACAACCTCATAATAAAAATCTGTCATTTCTTTACCTTTGTGTTAATGAACAGTTCAATCAAACTACGCACAATCTCACTCACTGTTGTTGGTTTGCTTTGCTTCACTAGCTCCTTGTGAGTTGCGGCATCCACTCGGACATGAATCCACTTGTCTTTGTTGTTAGGTTTCATTCTTGAACCTCTTCTTCTCCAACCAATCATCACGCCTTTTTAATTCTTTTACCCATGCCTCAGGGGTCATTGACTCCTGGAGAATTGCATCTCCAAAATGGAGATCCAAGATCCTCAGTGCTTCTTTGAAGATGTCGGCACAAGTCATCACAGGTCTGTCACTCACAGTCTCAAAGTCACGCAAACTCGTGTCAACCTTGACATCATGTTGCTTGCGAATCGGTGGACCCAAGCGCATCACTTGAGAGTCATAGTTCTGGATGTCAAAACAGTTTTTCATTCTTGGACCCCTTGTTGCCAAACCTTCTTCATTGATGTGGGTGATTGTTCCCATACTTCGTAATCATTAGAGTCACCCAACTCATTGATAAATTGCTTAGCGTCATCTAGTGAGTCAAATGCCTCAATGAAGTCATCACCACTCATCATTACAAGATAGATCGTTTCATTCATCATTGCTTCCTTTGTTAGGATGAGGCGTGTGAGTGGTCATTAGGCCCATTAAGGATGACTCAGGATTGCCCCCTGTCCACACGCCTCAAAAATCAATGCTTGCAGTGTGCCACACGTGTGATACACTTGTCAACACTGATTTGCAACTTTTGGAGAACTTTGATGACACTGATTAAAAGAGCACTGAAAGCACTAGCATATTTCACTCTAGGTGTGGTCGGTGTAGTGGTAGCTCCTATCAGCCTTGTAGTGCTTGCATTGTGTGGAGTTGGTGTGATGATTGTTGAATCAATCCAAGGTGACCAATGATCCCTGTATCACAAGTGCAACAACACCCTGCTTCAGTGGACGCCTACATTCGTCACGGGTGGAGTCTTGTCCCGATCCCTCCTGGGACTAAGGGGCCACGCACACCTGGGTGGAACAAGCGTGAGAACGCTCTCAGGTCTCAAGCCGACATGCCTCCCGGTTACGGTATCGGACTGGCCCACGCCTACTCAGGCACCATGGCCCTGGACATAGACAACTGGGACACGGCGGCGTTTGTCCTGGGACTGCAAGGCATCGACATCAGAGCGCTTTACGATGCCCCTGATGCAGTTGTCATCGACTCAGGTAAGGCAGGTAGAGGCAAGCTGCTCTATGCGATGCCTGAGCCTCTCAGAACGAAGAAGATCGTCACGAATGGAGAAACGACTTATGAACTTCGATGTGCCACAAGCAATGGGTTTACTGTGCAAGATGTGCTGCCGCCCTCTATTCATCCAGACACGAATCAGCCCTACAGGTGGGCTGGTCGTGGACACTGGGCACGATTGCCTGATCTACCAAGCGAGTTGCTCACTCACTGGCAAGCCCTCATCACCGCAGACGAACAGTGCACCATCTCAGAATCAGCCGGAGACCTGAGTGTCTCGTGGTCTGATGTCACCAACGCTCTGAACTGCATACCACCAGACCTCGCTAGGGAACAGTGGTGCCATGTCGGGATGGCGCTTCAGTGGGCAGGACATCACACAAACAGACTCGACGATGCTCTGAACCTCTGGGATGAGTGGTCACAAGGATCTGAGACAAAATATCCAGGAAAGCGTGAAATTCTCACGCAGTGGAAAAGTTTCAAAGCAGACAAGGAGCACGGAGTTAAACTGGGCACCCTGTTCAGCCTTGCGTATCAGCACGGGTATGAGCGCCCCCAACCGGATGTAACTGCCTTGTTCTCAGAAGTTAACAAAGAGCCCGAGCAACTCATGGCGATGATGCGACCACCTGCCCCATCGTTCGAT